AAATTTTATTTTAAGTGGAAATACCGCTTATAGCATAACATCATTTAATTTTATTAGATTAGGAGATAGCCAATAATGAATAGAGATTATTTACAAGAAGCATTACATACTTTTAATGGTGGTAATTGGTATGGTTGGAAAAAGTTTGATGAAAACGGAAACAAAATTCCTAACGAACATAGAATGTGCTATGAGTGCATAGAGATTATTAAAGATGGTGCTACAATGCCATCTAAAGCAGAAGTAGATGCAAAAATTGAAGAATTAAAACAAGCTGAAGCAGATAAAGAAACTAAAAAAGCATCTGGTAAACAGAAGCTAAAAGATTTAGGATTGGATGACGCAGAAATTAAAGCGTTAATAGGAGTATAATATGGCAATAACTAGACTAGGCGGAGCAAATGCAATAACAGGCACACTTCCTGCAGCGAATATTAATGATACTTCTATCGGGAATATTACAGCATTACCTGCTGGTGTAGGTGGTAAGGTTTTGCAAGTTGTTTCAAGTGGAGAAGCAACTCCTGCAACAATAAATTCTACAAGTTATGTTTTAGCAATTTCACTTGCAATAACTCCAAGTAGTATATCAAATAAAATTTTTATTAAAATGGATGGACAATATGGACAAGACGACCAAGACGGTATTACAAGTAAAACAAAATTAACTAGAACAGTTGGTGGAGTAGAAACAACTATATTTGATCAATCTACAGGAATAGATGTATCTGGTGGGCAGATGGGAATTGCTCCTAATTTTGCAAAATTAGACGAACCAAATACAACATCAGAGGTTACTTATAAAATTTATGGTAGAACAGATGTATCTTCTAATTCTGATTGGAGAACTAGAGCACACACAATGTTAAATGCTTTTGAAATATTAGGATAAAAATATGATTAGACTAAGTAAAGTAATAAAAAGAATAAATCCAAATGCAGAATTTAAATATCTTGAAGAAGATATTAATACTATTCAATGGTTAAATGGAACAACACCAATACCAATAGCTGACATACAAGCACAATTTCCTATTGTAGAATTTGATATGGCTATGGAAGATTTAAGAGCCAAAAGAAATAGATTACTTGCTGACACAGATCATTATGCTTTATCAGATCAAACTTTATCTGATGACATGAGAACTTATAGACAATCTTTAAGAGACATTACAAACGGTTTAACTACAGTCGAAGACGTTAATTCAGTCACATGGCCAACTAAACCAGGAGCCTAATAGATGGCTTTTGGAATAACAACATTTTCCGAAGCACCTTTTGCAGCTGAAGGCTCATTAAACGCTAATGTTGCAGTAACCGGTGTACAACTTACAACCAACATTGGTGCAGCTACAACACAAGCTAATGCAAATGTAAATGTAACTGGTATTCAGTTAAATTCATTTTTAGGAGATGAAACCATTGTTACCAATACTCCAGTAGATGTAACTGGATCTGAACTCAATACGAACGTAGGTAGTGTAACCGTTACTGCAGGAGCTTCTGCATCTCCAACGGGATCTCAACTCAACTTTACTATAGGAACTTTCTCTATAAGTGCTGGAGGTAATGTTTCAATTATAGCATCGCCAGAAAGTGAAATAGAGTTAGCAGTAGGTTCAGTAACCACTCAAGCAAATGCAGATGTAGACGTAAATGGTAGTGAATTAAGTGGCGCTGTCGGTGATGTCGATATAACAGGTACTGCTAATATTGATGTAACTGGTATTGAATTATCTTTTGCTTCAGGAACAGCTACTGTTACAGCAGATGCAAACACAGATGCTGATGGAATATTATTAAATACTGATACTGGATCAGTTACAATAACTGCTGATGCAAATGTTAATGTAACGGGTGTTCAACTATCCCTTGTTTTAGGTGAGGAAACAGTTGATATTAATACTCCAGTCGATGTAACTGGTATATCTGCAGCGATATCTGTTGGTTCAGTAGTAGCGGTTCCAGGGGTTGAAGTTCCCGTTACAGGTGTTGAATTATCAACTGATATAGCAAGTCCTTTAATTACTGCATGGTCAAATGTTGATCCGAATGTAACAAATACCTGGACTAACGTAAATGAAGGGGTAACGAATACTTGGACAGAAGTTGATATAGCAGCTTAATAAGTGTATAATAGCAAATTATGGCATCCACATATTCAACAGATCTTAAACTAGAGTTAATGGCTACCGGTGAAAATGCCGGTACTTGGGGAACAAAGACTAATGCAAATTTAAATTTAATTCAACAAGCAATAGCAGGTTACGAATTAATTACTCTTACTGATGGTGCTACGACAGCTTTAGTAATGAATAATGCCTCTATTTCAAATGCTAGAAATATGGTATTGAAATTTGCAACTATTACCTTAACAAGTGCAACAACTGTAACTATTCCAGATTCTATTGAAAAATTTTATATTTTTGATTGTTCATTAATTACTAACCCAACAAACCTAACCATTAAAACAGCAACCGGCACAGGGTTTACACTTGATTCTAATAAAATTTATGCAGCTTATGCTGATGGTACAAATTTAAACGAAGTATCTTTAGATACACTAGGGGGCACTGTTGGAACTACACAAATTGCAAACGATGCTGTGACTAATGATAAAGTTGCTGCGGATGCTATTGATACGGTACAAATTGTAGATGATGCTGTGACTAATGCTAAGGTCGCTGCAGATGCTATTAATACGTCTCAATTAGTTGATGATGCAGTAACTCAAGCTAAAATTGCAAACAATGCTGTGGGTCCAGACCAATTAACTAATGATGCTGCTATTCCTTCTGGAACCATTATGTTGTTTCAACAAACAGCAGCACCTACCGGTTTTACTAAATTAACATCACAAAATAACAAAGCGCTTAGAGTAGTTAGTGGAACTGCATCTACAGGAGGATCAAATTCTTTTACAGACGCGTTTAATTCTAATAAAACAGTAAGTGGAACGACAGGCAGTTCAAGCGTAAGTATATCTGGAAGTACTGCGTCTCATACTTTGAGTGTTTCTGAAATACCTTCACACACCCACACAAAACCAGCTTGGCAAATGACAGCAGGTATTAGACACCAAGATGGAACAGATTATATTCCACAACGAGGAGACCAAGGAGGTCCTAGTGGAACATTTACAATGAGTTCTACTGGAGGAGGCGGAGGCCACTCACACGGTGCAGGAACTTTATCTGGAGGCTCTCACTCACACAGTTTTAGTGATACTTTTAACTTGAATGTTCAGTATGTTGATATAATACTTGCTTCAAAAGATTAATGAAATTAGAAATTAAAAACAATTGTCCTCTGGATAATTTTAAACCTTGTAGAAAATTTGATTGTGCTTGGTTTATCCAACTAAGAGGTACAAATCCACAAACAGGACAAGAGCAAGATGAGTATGGCTGTGCTGTTTCTTATTTACCTTTACTTATGGTTGAAAATTCACAACAGACTAGACAAGCGGGTTCTGCTATAGAAAGCTTTAGAAATGAAATGGTCAAATCTAATGAGAAAACTTACAAGACTTTATTAGCTAATAAATATCCTAAAACTTTGACTGATAAATAGATTACGGTTTATAGAATTAAAACATACAATATGCTATAATTTGCCATGCCTTTAGCAAATGTACAAATTAGACCAGGTATCAATAAAACCGACACACCCTCAGGTGCAGAGGGACAATGGATTGATGGTGATTTTGTTAGATTTAGATACAACCAACCTGAAAAAATTGGAGGGTTTGTAGCTGTTGGACAAGAAACCATAGCAGGCCCTGCACGTGCACAGCATACTTGGACAGATCTAGAGGGTAGAAAATATGATGCTATTGGTACTTCAAAAGCTTTATACATTTATTATGAGGATGCTTTTTATGACATTACTCCACTAGCTACCGCTATCACTGGTGCTACATTTACTTCAACTTCTAGTTCAGATATCGTAACTGTTAATAAAGTAACTCATGCACTAGATGTTGGAGATTACATTACATTTTCAAGCGTAACAATACCAGGAACATCTTCTTTAACCTCTGATGATTTTGAAAATTTTACTTTTGAAATTTTAACGGTACCTACTGCAGATACCTTTACTATAAAATTAAAGACAACGGAAACCGGAACACCTATGTCAACTGCAGGTTCTGGAACTATCGATCCTTATGAAGATGTTGGCCCTACTATTCAAACATATGGTTATGGTTGGGGTACAGATACTTGGGGTTCTGATGAATGGGGAGCGGGTAGTACATCGTCAAATGTAATTCTTGACCCTGGTAATTGGAGTTTAGATAATTTTGGACAACAACTAATTGCAACCATAAAAGATAGTAAAACATTTGTTTGGGATCCTGGAACAACAAACCCACAACTAGAGACAAGAGCAACTTTAATGACAGGGGCTCCAACTGCATCTAGATCTACAATTGTATCTGATAGAGATAGACACGTTGTTCACTTGGGAACAGAAACAACTATTGGTGATCCAACAACACAGGATCCAATGTTTATAAGATTTAGTGACCAGGAAAACTATAATGTATATGAACCAACCTCAGTAAATACTGCTGGAACATTTAGACTGGATACAGGTAATAAAATTGTAGCAGCTGTTTCTGGTAAAGACTACAATTTAATTTTAACAGATACTGCAGCATATACTATGCAGTTTGTTGGTCCTCCTTTTACATTTTCAATAAGACAAGTTGGATCGAATTGTGGATGTATTGGCCAACACGCAGCAGTCTATGCAGATGGTCAAGTATTCTGGATGGGATCGGGAGGTGGATTTTTTAAATTTGATGGTACAGTAAAATTATTACCTTCGTTAATAGAAGATTTTGTTTTTACCACTAGTGGTAATAACACCGGTATTAATTATTCTTCTAATGAAATTGTCTACGCTGAACACAATTCTTTATTCAATGAAATAATTTGGTTGTACCCTGCAGGCAAACCTTTAAATGATCCTTCGGTACAAAATAACAGATCTGTTATTTATAATTATGTTGAAAACACTTGGTCAACTATGACACTTGCAAGAAGTAGTTATGTTGATGCAAGCACTTATGATAAACCTTACGCTACAGAATATGATTCAACTGCAACACCAACAGTTACCAATATAAGTGGTGCAACTAATACTTTTGGAGCATCTACTCTTTTTGAACATGAAACAGGAAATAATAGAGTAGCACTTGATGGAACAGAAACGGCAATTTCTGCATATATACAATCTGGTGATTTTGATTTACCTTTACAAGGAGACGGTCAATATTTAATGAGAATATCTAGATTTTTACCTGATTTTAAAAATTTACAAGGTAATGCTA